AAGTAATTGGGGATTCAATGGCGGTTACGATCAACTTTAAGTGGTTATTGCAATTAATTGTTGCTGTTGGAATGATTGTTTATGGATGGTGGCAATTAGAAAGTAGAATACAAGAATTAGAGAGGAATATGACTATTGCATTAGAAGAAATAGCCATTTATGAAGAAGAACGAGCCATAGCAGAAGAAGAACATATCCGAATGCTTGAAGACCAAATGCAAGAACAAAATGTATGGATAGAACAAGAACTTGGAATTAACTTGAACCCATTTAGCTGGGGTAAGGGTAAAAAATAATGCCTGATATTTCCTGTGAATTAGAAGCGATTGCTACACAGTTTGCTGATAAAGTTGAAGTTGCAAGGGATGAAGTAATCACTACTTTTCATGCAGTATTAGAAGATATGACCCCAGAGGAACGAATGGTATCTATGGGTGAGGTCAATATGAACGCCATTATGACCACCAAATTAGCAAAGGCAATATCCTTATATGAAGAAGGAATAAGAAGAACTCTTGAAGCCACATTTACTACTGCTGTACTCCCTGAACAATCGTTAAATGTATTATTAAATCAAGCAAGGGCAAGAATATCTGTTGAAGTTACTCAACATTTGTCTGCTGAAATGATGGATGCTATAATAGAGGGGATGGCTAATAATAAATTACCCAGCCAAATCATAAAAGAATTAGATTTAAAGATGCCTAAACATCAAGTAGAAACCCTGATAAATACTTCATACAATCAATTCAATAATGCTGTTACTGACCAGTTAGCTGCACAATTACCAAAGAATACAAGGTTCATCTACATTGGAGCATGGGATGCAGTAACCAGAGATAGATGTGTAGAGAAGATAAAATTCAGCCCTGCAACTCGTGGCGATATACTTAAATCATTTGGGAATATGCACAATGAATTATGGAATTGCAGACATAAGTGGGAAGAAATAAGTGATAAACCTTTTGCACAGGGATTAGAGAAAGAACAGGAGCTTGATGATGCTCGATAAGAAGTTCTGGTTAGATATAGGCAAGCATGTAGTAACAAGATACAGAGAGTTTATCTTTGACAATGTAGGCAAGGGGTCAGGGGCTAAAGATGTCTTTGGTAATACCTATGATGCCTATTCAAAGGGGTATGCTATTAAGAAGCAGAGTGGTACAATAAAAAGACAGAAAGCCTCTTTTAAGAATAGTACAGCTCCTGTATTAAGTGGTGATTTATTCAATGATTTTAAACTGCGAAAAACTGATGGCTCTGGATTTACTTTTGGAACAACATCATGGGGTGGGAAAGTAAAGAATTTAGAAAGATTAGGCAGAGTAATTAGTAGTGATAAGAAAGCACTCCCTGATAAGGTTGTGGATTATATAGTAGAACAAGCTGAAGCGTATGGTGAAAAAGAGTGGAAAAGAAAAGGTGGTGGCAAAAATATAACCATAGATATTAAGGTTTAGTGGGGAAATAACATAATTATTATTATGTGGTTTTTTATGATGTATATCACAGATATTATTCCAACTCAAAACTCACAAAAGAGGTAAACATGGAAGACAATGCACAAAGCGAAGAAAACGCTGTAAACAATCCCAGCACAGAAGCTGGTGAAAATAATGATGGAATGGTTTCCCAATCAGTATTCCAAAGCAGACTATCTAAAATATCATCTCAAAAGAATGAAGCTACTTCAAGAGCAGACGAAATGTCCGCCAGAGTAGTGGAGTTGGAAGCTAAAGAGAGTGAGAGAGTAGAAGCCGATAGGATGTTAAAAGGTGAGCAGGATGTTATCATCTCAGAACAAAAACTGAGGATTGAAGCATTAACTAAAATAGAAACTGCTTTCAATACAGATGATGCTGCACGCAGAGAGAGATATATGGCAAGACTTTCTGATGCAGATAAGGAATTTGGTGAAGGTATGGAAACTTCTAAGCTGGGAAAATTCTCGGAGGGCAGGGTGCAAAGCCCAAATGCAGGAAAAACCAATTCAGCCAGACAGGGTGTAAATCCTAATGGTGGTGAGTTTGGTGGTTTTAGTTCCTATGAAGAATGGGCTATGAAAGACCCAACAGGTTGTTCTGCACATATTGAACAATCTACAGTAGGATTTATTAAATAAATAACTCTACCTGAAGGCATAAATTTGTAGTTGATGGGGAGTAAAATTAAAGAGGTAACGACATGGCAGTAACAGATGTAGGCGTTGCAGCAGGTGGTTTAGGTAAAACAGTTGCAGCAGCCATAGTACAATTCAATAAGTCGGCAGTAACTCCAAGAACGATTACAATGGTGCCAGCACAGGCAGGTACAAATACTGTACAGATTCCTGTGTATGCTAAAGCAGATTATGCTTCTATTGTAACAAATAATGCGTCAGGTGCTGAAGAAACACCCGGTTCAGCTGCAAGTATTACGTCAGCAGCAGTATCATTGGAAGTATTAAGGAATAACGTATATGCTCAAATCACAGATTTGGCAGCGTATGGTAATTCTGATGCTTTAATGGTTAATGCAGGCAAAATACTTGGTAATGCAGTAGCAGCAGAGTTTGACCTTCACGCAACAGCATTGTTTGATGGTTTTGCAACAGCAGTAGGTCATGATGATGGCTTAACATTTGCTGTATTAATGGATGCTATTGCTAACTTAGAAGCTAATGATGCTCCAAGACCTTATTCTGGTGTATTCCATCCTAAGCAAGTTTATGGTTCTTTTGGACTATCTAATGAGTTTGGTGGTATTGCAGCAGTTCAAGCCTCTAATGGTGCATTTACTGGAATTGGAACTGCTGGTGGTGTAGGTGAGCAATTCTTAGGTGCTGGCTTTGTAACTAATATTGCAGGTATAAGTATATACACATCAACTGCTGTACCTGATGGTGCAACAGGTCGTAAACGTGGTGCTGTATATGCTAAGTCTGCTCTTGGTTGTGGTTACATTGATTTTGGTGGTGGTAACTTTATTCAATTAGAAACACAAAGACAGGCTGCTGAAGCAGGAACTGATATTGTGGCTAATGGATATTGGGAAATTGCTGAAACAGTTGATTTACATGGTATTGAAGTAGATACTGAAGTAGCATAAGTAAATAAGTAATGGGTAAGGGGGGATTGATTCCCCCCAATCCCAAAGAGGAATCATGGATAATAAACAAGACATTGGAAATTTAAATAACAAAGAATTTAAGATAGATTTAGACCCAAGCAAAGATTTATGCCTTACTGAAGATAAAGACAAAGGACAACAGGCTTATTATAAGGGCAATAAGATGGCTTACATGGACTATATTGCTGAAGTGGGTAGTAGGGTAGAAAGTAATAAAAAAGGCAAGGGTATTACCACTATAGGCTCTTTCGCAGGGTTTGGAGAGGGAACATTAAAGAAACCATATATGGAGAAGAACTAATGGCTGATAAAGAAGTATCGAAAAAAACAAAAAAAGCTACTGAAATAAAAAAGCCTGTAAAAAAGGCTAAGAAATCTGTAGAAAATAATGCCTATGCTATTACAAAAAGTAATGGTAGGGTAATTCATAGGTCAAGGATAGGTGATTTGACATTAAAAAATTATAAGGCTAAGGGTTGGAAAGTAGAGGAACTTTAAATGGCTAACCATACAGCAATAAACTTATTAGAAATAACCCCAGTAATAAATACTGATGAATATGATGTTGGGGATTGCTTATTTATATCTACTGAAATTCCTAATTTTTTTCCTGATTCTAAAACGTCAGCAGAAATAAAGAGTTTAACAGTTATAGATAGAAGCACAGACCATGCTGCAATGTATGTTTATTTGACTACAAACGCTACTACATTAGGGGCTATAAATGCTACTGCTGATGGGGCTGATGCTGTTGTAGATGATATACAATGTATTATCCCTGTAGTTGCGGCTGACTATTTAGGTGGGGCGAACTTCACAGATACTGCAAGTGTTGCTTGTATAACTGACCCTGCTAATGATGGGATTGGATGTATTGTAGATGGCAATCGTAGCACGAGCCTATATATCTGTGCTAT